TTCTACTGTTCCATCTTTTTTCTTGACGGTAACAAAAGCAGTTAAGGCAACAACAGTCATTACATTCCCAACCTCGATCTAGCACTTCTACTATTCCTTAGTGTAGATAAAGTTCTATTTTCTCCAGCTCTAGCACCTTGAGATGTAGCAGTTGCAATAATTTGTCCTACAGCAGACTTAGGAACAAACTCTTCACTATTAAAATTCAATATAGGCCCAGAGTAATTAACAGTCGTAGATCCTCCTGCACCTCCACCTGCATAGGACGACCCAGTACCAGGAATTACAGCTTCACCTCTAGCGCCTGCTGAGTAGCGTTGCATACTTGCAGCCATCTTTGATGCAGGAATTATGTATTCGTCTTCTCCAGCCTCCCCTATCAGTCCTACAGTTGGCCTTGTAACCATTCCACCAGTAGAGAATGATCCTGCTGGAAAAGTATTTCCATACTTCAAATTATCTGCGGCAACCATCGCACTGGTTCCACCTGAAGCCACTCCTCCACTTCCGAAATTTAATCCTCCAATCCAACTTGTTAAAGCTTTTTGTATCATTATTTGACCGATCTGTTTCAAGATTCCAGATAATGCTTCTCCTAAAGTTTTAGTTCCTTCTATTAATCCTGTAATTGCATTAGTAAGACCACCAGCAATTACATCTTTAATTTGTTGCCACATTTCTAATTGTTCTTGTAACTTATCTCGTTTTTTCAATTGAATATCAACTTCATCTCGTTGCTTTTGCGTAACTGTTTCAAGATTTTTTCCTTGAGATCTAAAATATTCATCAATTTCTTTCTCTCTTTCAGCTCGTTTTGTCCCTAACTCTAAAGACCTTTCTAAATGTTTAATTTGATCTTCTATTTTTTGATCAGCCAGAGCACCTGAATTTAATAACGGATTTTGAAGATTTTCTTTGCGTTGAAGTTCTCTAATTTTTTCAAGAGTTTCATTGTATTTAGCCAAATCACCACCTTGCCATCTTGCTTTTCCAAATTTCTCTTTATCTTCAAATAATCTCATCATTTCAGGAGAAGCAAGTCCATCTTCTATTGAAAATTGAGCTTGTCTAAATAAGTTCGCATTTTCTAATTGTCTTGTAATAGCCCTTCCTACACCTGACCTATTAAGGAATCTTGCAATAGCAGAACTCATTTGTGTCATTGCTTTTGAAAATTCACTAGCCATTTTTGTTACTTGATCACCAAACTCAGTTAAAGCCTTAACACCTTTTTGACCTACAAGGCTAATCATTCTTTCTCTTACCGCTTCAAATGCAGCTTCTTTTCCTTTTATTTGCTCAAGAATAGAAATATGTTTGCCATAAGCCGTATCTGTTTCGCCTAGAGCATTTACTATCGCTCCAATATCAGGTTCTACACTATTAAAAGCTTTCCCTAACTTTGCAGTACTAGCAATCATTTGACCTATTATTTGATCAAATTTTTGACCTAAAGCACTAAGAATAATTTGTGCTCCAAATCCTCCTTTAGTTCCCATCTTGCTTTGAGCTACTGCACCAGCAGCACCACCAGCAATACCTCCAAGTCCACCACCAAAAAGCATTGGGAAACCAATACCAAGCATCATATTTTCATTAAATCTTTGCCTTCTATCCATTCTTCCCTGCCTCATTCTTTGGTATCTTGACCAAACCTCATTTCTTACTGGCCCTCTACTTAGTCTTACTGCATTACCATCTCCCCATCTTGTGGCAATAGGAGACTGAGTTGTTGCCATCTCCCTTTGTGCCCTTAAAGAAAATTTTGCGTCTTGTTGTTGTTGATTTGTTAATGCAATACCTTGATTTAACCGTTTATAAATAGCATCTCTTTCTCGTAATTCAGCATTAATTTGACTTTCTATTTGAACGACAGCTCTAGCAGCATTTTCATATTCTTTTCCTTCTGTTGTAACTTTTTCTGCTAAACGTAATTTAGCCTCCCCTAAATTGCCTTCTAAGCTTGAAAGAAAACCAGCACCTTTAGCACCTGGCCCTGCTGGACTTCCGTATTGAGTCCAAACTGGCCCTCCTTCCATCAAATCTTGTTGTATTTTTAGTATTTGAATTCTTGATCTTGTCTCGTCCGTAATAGCTCGTTCTACTTCTAATAATTTTCTATTTAATCCTTCAATTAATTGAACTTCGTGAACTTCTGCGTTTTTAATTTTAGCTTTTAAGTTTGCTTGATCTATCTCACGTTGTTCCAATCTTGAAGGGCCACGCCTTGCTCGCATTACCTCTGGTCTATCAAGTGCTTGATCCCAAAGATTTTTACCAACCTGTCCAGGGCTGATTAGCCCCATCATCATCGCACCAGCTACGTTATACATCTCCTTAAACATCCTTGCGACACGATTGATCGCTATCGCTGCTTGACGTTCAAATGCAGTAAAAGCTTGTGCAGCAGAAATGATTTGATTTAATCCGTTCCATGCAACAGTTACACCTGTGATCCCTTCTAAGATCTGTGCTGTCCAACGTGCATTAACAGAAATATTCTCGTTCAAGAATTTCCCTAATAAAGGAATCTTTTGAAGAAGACGACCAAATGCTTTATCTACTACAGGAACTTTTTGAGCTAAAGCATCAATACCTCTAGCAGCACCTATTTTTCCTAATCTTGTTCCTAACGCTTTCTTTCCTGCACCTCCTATTGCTCCAGCCACTCCTCCTAATAGTCCTAATCCTCCTTTCGCTGCTTGTTTTGCAAGATTTAATGCTTTTACTGATCCATTAATATCTGCATTTATAAAAGCTATTCCAATTCTTGATTTAGCTAATTCTTTGTTGTATTCAAATTGTGCTTTTTTAACTCTTACTGTTGCGTCAACCCATTCTTTAGTACCTGCACGACCAACAACTAATTCTTCTTGTTCTTTTTTCGCTGCTGCTAAATCTTCTTTAAGGCCAGCTAATCCAACTTTCTTTTTCTGCTGCCCTTGCATCCTTTGAGTTGTTGCCTCAATAGCTTGTTCTAAAGCCTTGTATTTGTCACTCCCTATTTCTACTACTCGTAAAGTCTGCTGTAATTCACTTTTATAAAGAGATAAAGCTCCTATTGTCCTAGGAAGCTTATTTCCCATTGATAACAATTCATCAACACCTTTAAATGCATCATTTTTAGTAGTGCGACCTTTGGAAAACAGATCTTGTTCTACTTTTAATCTTTCTAGTTGAGCTAAACGTAATTTTTGTTCTGCTCTTACTTGTGAGTTAACTGCTGCTGAATAAAGTTCACCACCTTTTTTAGCATTAGCCGCAATTCTATTAAATGCTGCTGACTGTGCTTTTAAACCTGCTTCTGTAGCAGCTAACTGTCTTCTGCCTGTTTTAATCGTAGAAAAATATTCTTTTAAAGCTTTATTTGCCTCTGAAATCGCTGCTCCTCTTGCACCTTTGCGACCCATTGCCCTTTGGTCGTCAAAAGCAAGTGGGACTCGATTTAATTGTTTTAACGAACTCTGTAATCGCTGAACTGAACCATTAGCATTTTTCAGCTCTCTTTTTAAATTTTCTAAATCCTTTTTTGCTTTCTTAGCACCACCACCTTTATATACACTTTGTAATTCAATAATTGCCTGTTCTACTATATTCGCCACGACCAGAATCCTTAGTTCTCCATCAGTTTACCTACTCCTACGAATTTTTTGCATTTCTTTCTCTTGATCTTCGTTAAGAACTTGAAAATAAGCACTCCAACCTAAAATTTCTTCTAAAGTCATCTGACGAATTTCCGCTAAAGATTTACCTAGTTCTTTCGCAATACCAAACTGAAGCATCAACAAATTATCTTTACGCAACTCCGCACTTAGGATTTTGGGTCGATGTCATCATCCTCTGTATTAATTACCGCAAGCATCAAAGTCTGAAGATCAGCATCCCTTACTTCATTCTTTAAAACATCAATTTCACCAACATTAAATAACCTACTACCATTTTCATCTAACGCCTTTGTCATCAAAAGTCTTAAAGCAAATTCATTGGCATCGTCAGATTTAGCTCCTTTTTGTGCTCTCTCTCTTTCTGCCATTGTTAAAGGTGATACCCACATCTCAAATACTGTTCCATCAGATAATTCAACTTCCTTCTTTGTAGCTTCTAAATTTGCAGCTTTCTTTAAACGATCTATCGCTCTTAATGGTGAGCGTGATGCTCTAGAACTTGATGTCATAGTAAGAATTTATATGCTAATAGTCTAGCGTAATAAACAATAAAAAACCCTGCTAAAGAGCAGGGTTCTTGAAACATTCCGATTCCGTAACTATTATGAACGGCTAAAATCGAAAGTTGGAACGCCAGCAGGACGGAAATTAACTGTTACTGCTTGTGCATCATCAGGAGTAACACCTAAAGAAGCAGAAGTTAATGTTGC